TTGCTCCAGTCGATGATGATCCTGTACTTGCCGCGCGGGATCGCTGTCTTGCCGGGGATCTTTACGCCACCAGCCTCCAGCTTGCGGTCGGGGTCTTCCAAGGCGTAGCACTGTAACACTTGACCGGCGTACAGAAGTCCGATGGTGCTCTTGTCAGTGAAGTCTCGCCGTAGGAGGAGGAGGTTCATTTCTGTGCCTGCTCCTTGTGGTCAGCCACACGCTCGACGAACAGTACGCGCGACTCAAGCTGCGCCAGTTGCTTCTGCTCTGCCTGCAGCATGATGTGGATCTCTTTGATCTCTTCGCGCGCCATCGCCCAGATCCCGAGGCCGATCACCTGCACGCCGCTGATCACCCAAGCCATCACCTTCCACGCGCCACGTCCCTTGTTGAGCAGCGCGTCTTCCTGCTCGACGTGGTTTTCGTAGCTGGTCAGGTGGGCATCGAGCTTCTCGCTGACGTCCTTGATCGTCTCCGTGTTGGCAATCAGGGAGTTGTTGATCGAGTTCAGGACGATCAGGAAGGCCCGCTGCTTCGGGTCATCCTCCTGCATGATCATCTGGTCGATGTCGAGCGGCAGCTTGTCCGTGGCGCGGCGGTTTTGTTGTTGGGTCATAGCACGATCAAGGAAGTGAGTCCGTTGACAGGGAACGACAGTTCGAACGTGCCGTTGATAGACTTGTACTGTTGGTCAAAGACCAACACGGCAACGGCCTTGCCGCCGCAAGACTGGTTGTAGATCAGTGCTTCCTTGGCCGAAATGCTCGACCGTTCCCAGATCGGGCTCCTACTCCAGTTCACCCACGCGTAGTCGCCGTCCACGCCTTCGGAGTACCCGTCAAGAATATGCCCGCCGAGAGTGTACCCTTGCCCCTTGGACTCTCCATTGCTGCTGTATTTGTCCCTTGGGGCAGTCGTCTCGTAGAGAGCGATAAAGTACGTCGAGTCCGCGCAATGCTGCCCGGTCAGGAACGCTCGCTTTGACGCGACTGGAATCTCGGTTTCGAAACTCACGCGGCCCTCCCGGTCTGCTTGTTGGACACGACATTACCTTCCTGCCCGCCCATTTTAGCACCGCCGGGGAACACATTGGCAGACTTCACCTGCCCCTGTTCGTCCCGCTGAAACTCGACGCTCGACTGCGGCTGCGTAGCTTCCTGCTGCGCCTGCATCTGCATCATGGCTTCCTTGAGCTCAAGCTTGTCCTTGGACGGTATGATCTCGTCGGCCGGCATCGACAGGCCCTTGGCCACTTCGCGCAGGAGCGCCGCGCGGCCCGGCAGGCCCATGATCTGCTGATCGATCTCGTTGGCGGTCATCTGTGCGAACTCGACGCGGCGGACGTTCTGCTGTTCGCGGTTGGCCAGCACGATCGCGCCCTTGGCGACGACCATGGAATCGCCCTTGATCATCGGGTCGTCGACGTACCGCATGTTCCAGTTGTACTGCGCCTGAACGAGCTGTTCGATGATGTCCCGGTCGATGTACATGACCACCTGACGGATGCCCTTGCCCGCGGCGCCCATGAGCATCGACAGCCCGGACGACGTGCGGCCGGCCCCGCCGACCTGCATGTCTCCGTACACGTATGCCGGGATGCCGGACTGGTCGTCGGCCAGCTTCAGGAAGTGCTGGTACACCATCATCAGCGGCTGCGAGCGATCGTCGGGCTGGTTGAAGTGCACCGCCGGCTGCCCGGAACCCAACGGGTCGTTCAGCGTCTGGTAGATCTGCCATGGCCGCAGTGTGGTGACCTTCTCGTTGCCGGCGAGGCGCTCGATGTTCACTTCCACCAGCGGGCCGGAGGCGAGGCCCATGTTGTTCGCCAGCGCTCTTGCGGCGGCGTTACACATCTGCTGGATGTCCTCGATGACCTCGGGTACGGCCGCGCCGTACAGTGAGCCCGGGCGCTTGATGAAGCTGGTGGTGTAGTAAGGCTTGCGGCCGAGTGGATCGTAGTTCAGAACGGCCTTGATCACCCAGCGGTCGATGATCCACGCGTTGACGTCGTACTCCGCGGCCGGGTCGGGGATTTCCTGCTCGGTCATGCCCCATTCACGCAGTTTGCTACCCGGGATCTTACCCCAAAACTCAAGGGCGTCGCATACTTCGGTTGGTCTGTTCCATGTGTCCGGCTTGTTCTCCAGTTCGGACTTCTGCTGCTCGTTCGCGTCAACCCACGAGGTAAGCGCCCCGCCGTAACTCATCTGGTCCAGCACAGCGCGGATCGCGTTGTCGTCGTACCCCGGGCAGCCGATCAGCTCAGAGAGCTCAGGCCGCGACAAGCGGTGGTGCTCGAACAGGTACCCTTCGTGGATCGACGAAATGCCCGGCTCGGTATACATCCGGAACGGATCGCAGCGGTTGTACGTCGGTTTGAGCTCGACACCAACGTCGGCGATGAACCCGCCCTGCCCGTCGGACTTCCAGCGCATGACCTTCTGCCGGCGGACGATCGGCCCCTTGATCCACGCGTTGCGATACGTGCTCAGATCGGTCAGGAACGCGTCAAACGCGGAGACCAGCCCGCCTTCCACGAACTGATCCTCGATCTTCATCCGCATGCGCTCTGCGCGTTCCGTGGCCTCTTCAAGCAGCTCACGCTCGCGATCGTCGTACGCGGTGTCCTTCAGGTGCTCCACTTCCTCGGACGTCGGCGCCATGCCGGTCTTCTGGATGACCTGAATTACCTTCTCGGCGAACCGCTTGGTGATCGTAGCCTCTTCTTCCGGCGGGAGCCCGGGCTTCGGCGTCGGCTTGACGTCGAACGGTATCATCCCTTCGTCCATCAACACGTCGCGGAGCCAGCTCTCTGCGCCACGGCACTTCACGTCCGTGACCATCATGTACACCTCGGAACCGCCTTGCTGCCGGATCTGCGCCAGTTTATCCGGCTCGTACTCGCCCTTGCGCTGACGCATGGCCTTCAGCATGGCGTCACGGAGATCGCTCTGCGCGTCGCGCGCAGGTTCCCAGAGGGTGTACAGGTGGGCGGCTAGGCCCTGCAGGAGTGGGGTGCTCTGGACTTCTTCGGCCTCGCGGAGCGCTGCGGCCTCAGCGTCGAGCTCAGAATTTGACTTGACAAGTACCAGACCGGGCATGAGTTTGCTCCACTGAAGTTCCGGTCTTATATCATATTTTACGCTGTCAAGTCCACCCGGCTGCCGACGCTACTTCGATTTTCCTCGCCTGCGGCTTTTCGAGCTTCCCGCCCTGCAGGGCTTCGGCGTGCAGGCACAGGTACTGGCTGGAGTCCGCCACGTGGCTGGCTTCGTTCTTCTCCGGCGTGTCGTCGGTCTCCCCGTCCTTCTTCACCTTGTACCGGTAACGCCCGCCCCAAGCCTTGATCAGCGGCAGTGTGTCGTTCGGGTCCAGAAGCACCCCCGGGCCACCGTCGATCGACCGGTTCAAAAACTCGTCAACCGCGGAAATACGGGCCACGATGCTGTTCGTACTGGCCGGCATGCACTTGAACCCCTTGGCCCGGAGTATGTCGTACACGGTCGATTCGTCTGTCTGCGCGCGCTGCCGGCCGGCCGGGTCCCCAATCACGAAGAACGTCCCGCCCGGGAACTTGGTAGCCAGATGCGGCTTCAGCATGGTGTCGATGAACCGCACGAGGCCCATTCCGTCGCTGGTCATGGCCGAGAAGATATTCAGCCGGCCCTTCACGTCAAGCTGGCCGATCGTGGCGCTGGGATTCAGCCCGAAATCGAGACCAATCAAAATCGGCCGCAGTCCGTTCAAAATGGGTTTCAGTGGTTCCTTGGCGACATGGAACGGCCTATTGAAACTCCGGTGCACTGGCTTGCCTGCGAGGCTCTTGCCGAACTTCGCGTGGATGTACACATCGATGTAATCCTCGGACTTTCCCTTGGCCAAGTTCTCGTAATAGTTCGTCGGCAGCAGGTGTGTCCAGTCCGCCTCGTCCGACATGCCCGACGGCTGTATCGTCACATCGAAGTTATCCGGTGGGTCGCTCAGGAATTCCTCCCAGAATGTATCCATGTCCGGCGGGTTGGTCATGCCCCAAATGTGGCTGTTAGGCACACCTTGGTCCGTCACGCATCCTTGGATCGGGTTCCCCTTGGCGTCCACACCCCACTCCGGCCTGTGCGGCACCAGCATGCCATCGGGGTACCGGCCGAGACGGCCCTGAACAGCTTCAAAAATATCTTTATGAATTTCTCGGAATTCATCCATCACGGCGAAGCTCGCCTGCAGGGACAGCAGCCGGCGCACGTCGTTCGCATCGTCAAGGCCGCGGAACAGAACCTCGCACTCCACCGTCGAGCCATCATTGGCCTTAAACCGCAGCAGAAACTTCTTGCCGGTCTTCAGCATGGAGCCTGCCATGCCGTCCGGATACCACTTCAGGAAATCCGGGATGCTCGTATCATCAAGCTGCTGCACGGTGTTTCGAATCCACACGCACCGGCTTCGCCGCACGCCGTCCTTGCACTGCGCCATCTGCGCCGCGTGGTACGCGATCTTCATGATCCCCGCGGTGGTTTTAGTGCTACCCACCGGACCAACGATCAGCGCACCGAACTTGGTGCTCTGGAGGAACGCTTGCGTGGATTGCGGCGGTGCGAACTTCAGTTCGGTATCGGACATTGTCTCAGGCTTCGCAGAAGCTGTCTTCCGTCAGGTCCATGTTGATCGTCGCAGCCAAGGTCTTTGGCAGGAAATCCGGGGTTTCGCTTGGCAGCGATTCGATCACTTCGCCTTGACCCACGTCAATGAACTGTGCTTCAGCTTTTGCTTGGTTCGTCTGATCTCCAAGCACGATGTTGATCGCAAAGCCCGGGCCCCCGATCTGCTGTTGCTGTTGCTTCGGGTGCAAGTCCGCCAGTTTCGTGCAGAGCTCGGTGAATTCGAGCTTCAGCTTCAGGCTCGTTTCAGGGTCAACCGCACGGTGGAACGCATCCTCCAAGGCCACCACGGCCATGGCGTGGGCCTTTTCCCTGAAGTCAACGGTGTCGGCGGCGGTGCTCATGCCGGCTTTGTAGCCGGGTTTTCTGGCTGTGTCAAGTCGTTAAGTTGGTTAACGGTGATATTTTCAGGACATTTTATGTGTGAGATGGGTGGACGAAACGCCCCCCACCCCCACCCCCTGTCCATCCGCCCCCCTCCTCGTCCGTTTCTCTCTACTTTCTGCGATAGGTGTAGGGCAAGGATGCTCTGCAAAATGTGACACGGTGTCACAAAATCATTCATTGAAAGGAATCATCATGGCAAAGAACATCGTCGCAGTTAAGACAAGCGCAGCTTACATGCTCGGGTGTGCCGTCGCCGAAAGCGATAGCACCGCTCTGGAGCAGTTTGGCAAGCTGATTAAGGTCGGGATGCCGTACGCGCAGTACAAAGTCGAGGCGGAGCAATTCCGCCTTGGGTATGAAACCAAGTCGGACGCGAAGTCCGATGAGCTGCGCGAACAGGCCGCACGTCAGGCATGGTCCCGCCTGATGCGGAAAGCGGGACTTACCCGCACGGCTGAAAAAGGCGTACTCAAGGCCGAACCGAAAGCCTCTGCGCCGCGCAACAGCGGCAAGAAGGCCGCCACCAAGAAGGGCGCCACGGGCGCGACCATGAAGTCCGAACTCGAAACCATGTTCGGCAAGGATGTAGCCGAGTACATCAAGAAGCATGCGACCGTGCAAGGCGAGATCATCCGGCTCGTTGAATCGCGCATCTCGGTTGATGCCGCGCAGCGCGTCGCGCGTGGCAAGCGCGCAGCTTAACCGTGCAACAATACAGGCAGCCTTCGGGCTGCCTTTTTTTCGCCCTGAATTTGGCAGCGCAGCGGAAATGAATTTGTGACACGGTGTCACAAAGTTAAATGCGTCAATGGCTACACAGGTAACGCTAACGGCGTTACCCTGATGACTGCTGCGAGTAATGAGCGTAATTGGGCGCTAATGGAATGCTTTACAATCCTGTAAAGTTCAACAAGCGGGAAACCTGCAAGGCGTTGTTACGCAAGGAGAAATGGCATATATATCTCTTTCATTCCTTGTGGATAATTCCACGGATAGATGCAAAGGCCCTATTGGCAAGGCTTTAGTAATATATATCTTAAATATATATATATACACTATATACAGACACGCACGCGATTCAATCACGCTAGAAAAAAACACGCAGCGTTTCACACGCATCGCAATCCTGTAGTTTGTGTGTCACCCCTTTTGCTACATGCTTTACGCTATTTAGTCTAGCCCTTGCCCTGCCTAGCCCGTACCCCAT